ATTGAGCTTTAGTTTCCTCTCCCCACTTCTGATCTACATTACCTAACTTAGTTGTAGACTTAGGTAACTTATATCCTTTTCCTTTTAAAGCTTCTTGTATAAATCCTATTGACGTTTCTTTATTATTACCATTAACTAAAGACCAAGACATCTCTAATACTTTATCATACTGCCCTCCTTTTAAATATGACTGCGCTGTATTATATAAATTCTGATAAGCATCTTGATCTCTACCAGATATATTCATTGTTGGAAATCCTAACTTAATAGCATCTAAAACTTTAGCTGGGCTGTCTACTAAACCTGCTACTCTACAAACTTTTTTACCATTCATATCTAAACCAAAACCATCTGCGGTAACGTCAGAACAATTATTAGATAAAAAATTATATGCTTCTTCACCTTGAATATCACCTTTTCCAATATCATCATAAAACTGTTGCCAATGTTTTACTTTTTTACCGTTACTAGTTTTATAAATTGTTCCTCCAAGAACTCCTTGTGCTTTTAACTCTTCATTACTTAAGCTTTGAAGCTTTGTAGATGTTTTTAAGAATTGTTTTTGATCTGTATTAAAGACCATTGTCTGGGATCCTTTTTGTGTTCTATTTTTTTCATTGCTATTTTTACTAACACTTGAACTAACTGAGCTCTTCTTGAAGGACGCCCAATCTATAAATATATCAGGATTATCATATTTATAAGAAGCTATATGACTAGGAGGATATCTATCATCTTCCCACCAATCATATCTATTTACTACTGCTGTATTCTTATCTGTGTTATGTATTATATTTCCATCCCCATCATTTACACCGTAAGTTGCTAATTCTGTTTCTGGCTTACCTGCATAAGCAGCATTATATCTTTTACCGTTATAAGTAAATTCATAATCCTTTTTATCTTTATAAACTCCCCACTTCTTTGCGCTATTATAAGCTTCATCCCAACTACCTGCATGACTCCAATCATCTAGTCCCTGTCTTTGGTAGGACTCTTTTAGATTCCACCCTATATTACTCATCCCTTTATTTTTCTCTGTGTCTGGGTGAGATCCAGATCCTCCGTGGCTATATTCTTTTGTAAATCCTCCTTGTCGCATCTGTTTTGGAGGTTCTTGCATATCTCCTTGCTGTGGTTTTTCCATAGGCTTATACTTCTCATCCATTAAGAATCTTACAATAGATCTAGAATTAGGTTCTACTGTATGGCTGGATGTCATAAACGTAGGAGTCTGATTAAATCTGTGTGGAGTTTTATCAACAAGTAAAGAGTTAACACTAAGTTTAAAATCATCTTTACGAATCTCTACCTCCTGAGTATCAAAAACACCGTCCGTCTCCGCCTGATTAAACAAGTCTACATAGTCTCCTTCGTAGCCTCCTTCTTTAGCAATCTTTATTATTTTGGATTTTTGATTATTGTTTAGGCCCATTATTCTGTTTTGATTTTATCATAGCTTTGATCTTCTTCTCTTCAACTCTATTATCATCATCATTCATTTTGATATCTGCTGCATTATCTTGTGTATTCATCTTAAGATCTGCTGTAATTTTCTCTCTCTTAAGTTTAGAATCTTCAGCATCTGCTGCTGATTTACGTTGTATTTCTGCGGCTTCTAAAGCAATTTTCATTCTTCCTTCTACATCATTAGCTTCAGCATTAATCATAGCTACTTCAATTTGAACCATTCTATCTTTCTCTCTTTGATCTGAATCGTACTCCATTTTTTGTTTAGCTAATTCATTTTGTTGTTGAGCGATATTATTTTGAGCTTCTTGCTGAGCTTGTTCTAACTGCTGTCTCATAGCCTCTGCCTTAGCAATCTTGTCTTTAATTTGTGTGAAACTATCACTATCTATAGCTTCTGCTACAATAGATGCAGGTACTCCATTTTGTATCATAGACTGAGCAAGCATTTCTACTTTTTGTTTCTTCTCAATATCTGACCCAGCATCTGTAACAAAAATTCCATACTCTGATTCCATATGTTTTAATGGGTCAACAGTTAAAAATTCTACCGCACCATCTGGTTGTATAAAAGAAGTTTTCTTTCCATCTACCCATGCTATTTTAGAATAGTCTAATAGTGCTTGTAAATCACTCTTCTCAAGCATAGATATTTTTCTAAAGTAATCCTCAGTAATATGAGATGATTGCATTATAGCTTGTTGAGCTGTTCCTTTACCTTCATACTGTCCAATCGCTCCTTGTCTTTGTCTATTAACTCCTGACAATCTTTCCCACTCTCCTAAAATAGAATCTAATAAAACAATATACTGTTCAATAGTTCTAATAGATAAATCCATTACAGTTTGATGTTGTGGGTTTAAGACCATACCTTCCTTATTATAGTCTACCCATGCAATACCAGTAGCATCAATATAGTACATAAACTTATCCATGTCCCATTTCTTAGGAATCATATTAATATCAAACTGTGCAATAATATCTTTAGATTTCGCTATAGCTACTTCTAATCTATATTTATATATATTATAATTAACTTGATAAGGCAATCCTAATTTAACTAAAGATATATTATCTGAATTAACCTCTGAGTATTTAATACCATTAACAGGTAACTTACATACAGATGGGTTATCTATTGATCTTCTTTGGTTCTGTAATTTACCTACTTTACAAAATATTTTTTCTCCTATCCTTGTTCCTTCCCATACCTCTGGTATCCACCCCCAATCAATAACAGCTCCCTCCTTCTTTAATAATGCTGGTAATTTATATCCATCTGGAACCTCTATAGTTTCTATGTCTCCTGTAGTAGGATCTGGGTAACTCATAAATCCTACTCTTGAGATAGATTTCCAGTATACAGTTACTACTTCAATCAATCTAGATCTTCCTCCTCTCATTCTATCAGTTGAAGGATTAACAGAATGTACTAGAAAAGATCCTTCATCAAATACTTCTGGAGATTCTAATTGATCTAATTGTGCTTCTGTTAAGTATTCTCTAAAGTTATCTAAGATAGTACTAACATGCGCATCTTTTCTAACTAATGCCCAATCCCCATCTTCTATTAATTCTACATCCGGATCTTTATCATAATCTACATCTAAAGGATTAACTACATCATAAAAAGGCTCATTGTTTCTTACTCCTCTATGTGAATACGCTTCTCCTGATACTAAGAAGTGGAACCATAACTTTTGAAATTTATCATATATATTCTCTTTGTACATCAAATAACTAATACTATTCTGACCTATGATCGCTCTCTGGTCTACATAACTATTATCAAACATTTCGACTATATGCTTAGGTAATTCAGTTTCTTGTGTAGGACTTCCTGTTTCCTGTCCCATACCATTTAACTGATTAACAAATCTCTGTTGCATTACCTGCATTATCTTTTGTTTCTTCTGTTCTTCTTTTTGGGTGATGGTATCCGCATTAGCAACACTTACAGTGTAATTAAGAGGTCTCTTAGATTTCTCACCTAATAATAAATCTATAACAGGTTTAATAATAGGATAGTTTCTAAGCTTGGAAGGAAAGTTACTCCTTGCTTTACCATAAGGTTTTAAAACGTAGTGGTAGTCATCCTCTGAGATGTGACCATTATAAAAGTCGTACAACTGTTGAACGTCGCCTCTGCTGGAACCAAAACCCCCAATATCAGATAATCCAATATATGCTTGTACACATTCTTTCCCCCATTTCTCTGTTTTCTGTGAGTTTGGTACTTTCTGTTTTGGTATGTTGTGGTGTGTTGCGTTTAAGTCTATTGCCATAATTAAAATATTTGTCTATCAAAAAATTCATCTGTTGATCTATCTTTATATAAATCCGTCACCTCAGCGTTATATAATTCTCTGGTGTGATACATCCCAATCATTAGTGCCATAACTCTGTCAAAATTACCTTTATGATTAAATTTAGTTAACTCTTGTACTAGTGCGGGATCAAAAATCTTGTGCAAATTTAGTAATTTTTTTTCATTATCGTCTACTCCTCGTAATGAATTTAACCAATCTCTTATATATATCTCACCTTGTTGCTTTCTAGCCTCTGTCATATGCATGCCATATGTCCTTCTAACTCTCCTAGATTGTAACTCTTTCTTATCTAGCATCTCGAATTCTGCTTGTAGCTTATGTAATTTTCTATACCTTTTTGCATATGCTATTATCTCCCCACGATCGTTCTCAAAACCTATCTTAGCATTATAATAATCTGCAAGCATAAATAGATTACGATTATAATCATCTTGAGTTGCAGGTCTTCCTACATAAGATGCAACGATCATATCATCTGGTTGAGATAAATTATTAGGTCTTTTAAGTACATATGCTGCACCTAATGATGAGGAATCAGCTGATTGATTTTGTCCATATGGATCATGACATATTACATATAAATTATGAGGTGTCTCATCTTGTACATTTCTATATGGAGGTTCGTATACAACTACACACCCTGTATTGTCGTCATCCTTTCTGTGCGGAAATTTAAGTACTG